AATATAAACTAAAAAGGAAAGTTAAAAAATGAATGGAATGAACCAAAATAATCTTTTGACGACGCCGTTGACGCCAAAGCGTTCAACAAGGATTGATCAAAAGACAGTTATTACATCAGGAAACGCAGGTAAAATTATACCTGTGGCATGTATACCACTACTCCGCGAAGACGGTGTAAAGCGATCAAGAATGCAAATCGCAGTGGAAATGATGGAAACTGCTGAAACGTTATTTAACGGCGTAAACGTCACTGTAAATGCACACTTAGTACCTAAGTTAGCATTTGATCGTTTTAATGGAATGGACGATTTAAACAGGTCATACCAAGGCGTACCACGTGAGGACGGCGAAACACCGATCCCATTTATCGAAACGCATACATTTAGCCAAGCTGATAATGAGTTTTATAAAACTTTAGGTATGCACGCACAAGGTTCTGCAACTGTAAACCGCGATTACATCGAGGCTTATAACACTGTTGTAAACTTTAGACGCAAAGAGCGCTCTTCAAGTTTAACAATGCGTACAATGACGGATACGTCATTGGCACAAGCATTCTGGAACCATACTACAATGGCTCATATTGTACCTGATTTTGATCAGGCAATATTAGATGGCGAAGTAGCTTTAAATGTAACAAATTCAAAAATGCCATTATTATCTGAAAGTTATGCAAATCATTCTAGCACTTCAAAATATCCAAGAAGTGGTGATTTTTCACCAACAGTACAAGGTACATTGTTTAATTGGGGTGATGAAATATTTGTTGAAATGGCACAAGACGGTATTTCAGTATCTTTATCAAATATTGAACTTGCTAAAAAGACACAAGCTTTTGCAAAAGCAAGAAGTATGTACCAAGGTCACGATGATGATTACATTATTGATACATTGATGGCAGGAATTAGAATTCCCGACCAAGCAATGAAACAACCAATTTTATTGGCACAACAACGCACGCAAATGGGTTATCAACAACGCTTTGCTTCAGACGCGGCAAATCTTGACGAGAGTGTTACAGTCGGTGGTGCATTGGTTGATATAACAATGAGAACTCCTGCTATAAACACAGGTGGCATAATTGTTGTAACAGCTGAAATAACACCTGAGCAGTTATTTGAGCGTCAAAAAGATCATTATTTACATAATACATCAGTAGATAATTATCCGGAGTTTACAAAAAATGAGCTCGATCCAGAAAAAGTTTCTGTCGTCACTAACTCACATATTGATATCGACCATTCTGATCCAGATGGTATATTTGGTTATGCTCCTTTAAATCATGAATATATGCGTAGCGCGCCAAATATTGGAGGTAAATATTACCGTCCAGAAGTTGACGCGGCATTTGATGAGGACAGACAAAAAATTTGGGCAAACGAAACGGTTGATCCAGAATTAACAGAAGATTTTTATCTCTGTAACAATGTTCATCACAAAGTATTTGCTGATAGTACATCTGATGCATTTGAAATTACCGCACGCGGTACATTTGAAATCACAGGAAACACAGTATTCGGCGGAGCGCTAAAAGAAGCAACCGACGATTATGACCAAGTAATGGCAGATGTTGATCAAACAAGATTAACAAAAGCATAAAAGTCCCCTCCCCTGCCCTGCACCGCGAAGCGCTGCAGGGCGAAATAAATAACCATATAGGAAAAAAAATGAAACGTTATCAAATTCAAGCCCTCGATGGGTGGAACAAATTAAAGTTAAATGAAACTTTAGAATTTGTTGTCAAAGGCACAAGCCGAACCATACGTGTTGAATTTAATACAAGCGACAAAGTTGCTTTGTATGGTTCAAACACAAAAGATTTCAAAGATGAAAAACTTTTAGTTAGCGATGAAGGACTCTTCACGCTGATAACATCTATCTCAAGTACACTTTATGTAAGAGCAGTCTCAAAGGATAAGAGTGCATCAATAACTTACAAAAATCGTGCGTCAGACCACATTGTTGAAAAAATGTCTGACGTTAAGTTTACTGGTCTTGAGATGCGCAGAACTCGTAACCCAGAAATGGAACGATTAATGCATATGGTTAAAACAGCACAATCAGAAAGAGAACAAATTCTCTTATCTGAAATTGCAAAGGTAAAAGCGCAAAATGAAGAGGTTATTGAAGATAATGCAAAAACTTTCCCAGAGCTTAAAGCAGGAAATGCAC